AGCATTTAGGGCATTAATCAAGCAGGCTTACACTGGGGCCGGGCTGACCGTGGGAAGGAGAGAAGAACGGCTTTTATTTTGTGGGAGTTATTGGGGAATTGAAGTAATGCGCGAAGCATTACCGAACAAAAGTCTTGCAGCGGTAATCGAACTGACCGGAGAACTTCCAGAAGACGGCGGGTTATTTAAAGCGACGAAAGAGGGCGGTATACAATACGAGATACCGGAAACATATTGGGATATTACAGCGGCAGCAGAGAAGGCAAAGGATTGTTACAAGGTATCAAATGTTATGGTTCAGTCGGGAGATAAAGTATACAGGGTACTACAAGCAGAGAGCGAACAAAGAGAAACACAATTAATCAATAATTTGTTCATTGACGCGGTAGATCCAAAGGAAATGAATTTCGGGTATGAATCATACATCGAAGGACCGTTGGCAGCAGGAACGAACACACATGCTGTCTACTGGAAGAATGAAGCATGTGTAATGGCCGCTTTCCTCATGCGAAAAGAGGATATGAAAGAAAATGAACTGGTAGAGTTCTTGAAAGGAATTGATTTGGAAGAATAACAGAAGGGAAGTGAGTGCAGCCGTGCAACAGTTTAAACTTGACGACGATACAAAAAAGATTGTGAAAGCAATCATACATGCAGACGCGAAGCGACAGAAGCGCAAGAGAGCCGGAAGACAGACAGAGTTTGACAGGAAGGCGGAAGAAGCTATAAGAGCAGCAAAAGAGAATATGCGTCTATGCGGGTATGACGATAATGCACGGCAGCACATGATCGGGAAGATATACGAAAGCCTGCTATACAACCAGCCGTGGGAAATGCTAGGGGAAACATATTGCTGCCGCAGGCTGTTCTATGAGTACAGAAAAGAGTTTTGTTACTATGTGGCGGAACACTTGGGAATCATAGAAGGCGCGGCGGCAGCAGGCAGTAAAGCGGTTCAGAAACAGGCGACGAACTAAAGTACAATAGGTGGAGAACATGGCGAAGGAATATGCAAAAGTCTTCTACAATTCCGACGCGTGGAAGAAGACGCGTGCGGCATACTACAAGCATTGCGGTGGTATATGTGAAAGGTGCATGAAGGAATTTAAAGAAGGCAAGAGAAGCCTTGAAGACGTGAAGCCGGTCAAGATCATACACCATAAGAAACATATAACACCGAAGAATATAAATGATCCACGCATTACGTTATCGTTCGATAACTTGGAAGGAGTGTGTGACGATCATCACAACAAAGAACACAAGGCAAAAGTAAAAAGATACAGGTTTGATAAACAGGGAAACATAATAAAAAATAATAATTATCCAGAATAATTTCAAAGCAGAATCCAGATTGCGGCGGCAGCACTCCCCCCGGTAGAAGAAATTTTGAGAAAAGAAAAAGAACCGAGGGAGTAAGGTACATTTTACTCTGCAAGGTTGCGCACATAGGAAGGGGGGATAAAAATTGCCGATAAATTCAGACAATTCAGAAAAGAAAGAAACAAAAAGACCGAAGAAATTGACAAAAGCGGCAATTACGAAAGAGAAAAAAAGACTTTCGGAATTATTCGAAACGATCGAAGACGAAGACAAGAAAACCCTTGTAAATTCAGTGATTGAAGAAGCAGCATTTTTAAAAGTTGCTCTGCTGCAAGCGAAAGAAGAAATACAAGCGGAAGGACTGACGGCAGAAACGAAAAATGCGTCACAACACTTCATAAAAGCCCACCCTTCAACGGCGATTTACAAAGATTATGCGCGACAATATACGCAAATAATTAATCAGTTAATCGACTATTTGCCGCCAAAAGAGAAGAAAAAAACGTCAAAATTAGCAGCGTTACGAGATGAATAATTTAATTACAAACTGTATTTTCGAATATTACGACGCGATCACTTCGGGACGGATCCGCGTCGGAAAGTGGATTCTGCTGATCTATAAAATTCTGGTTGAGGGTATCAAGTCGAGGGAATGGATCTTCGACTATAAGAAGGCAAACAAAGCGATCAACTTCATAGAAAACTATTGCCACCATTCAGAGGGGCGAAACGACCTTTTGAAATTGGAGTTGTGGCAGAAAGCGATCGTTTCCGCCATCTTCGGAATATTGGATAAAGATACCGGCTACAGGCAGTTCCGGGAAGTGTTTCTGGTTGTTGCCCGGAAGAACGGTAAAACGTTATTTGCCGCTGCAATTATGGCATACATGGCCTATATCGACGGGGAATACGGAGCAAAATTATATTGCCTTGCACCGAAGCTGGAACAGGCCGAACTTGCATACGACGCATTTTATCAGATTGTACAGTCAGAAGAAGAATTGGACGAAATCACGAAACGACGGAGATCTGATATTTACATAAAAGAATTTAATACGTCAGTGAAGAAGATTGCTTTCAATTCCAAAAAATCTGACGGATTTAACCCGCATTTTGTTTTAAACGACGAAATGGAAGCATGGCCGGGGGATCAAGGGCTAAAGCAATACGACGTTATGAATTCAGCGCTGGGAGCGCGTAAGCAACCGTTGATATTATCGACTTCAACGGCTGGATATGAAAATGACGGAATCTTTGACGAACTTATGAAGAGATCCACGGCATTTTTGAAAGGACACGGGAAAGGACAGACAGAAAGAAGGATTCTCCCTTTCCTGTATATCATAGATGATGTTGAAAAATGGGACACGCGGGAAGAACTGGAAAAGTCAAATCCAAATCTAAACGTTTCCGTAACATGGGAATATTACGAAGAAAAGATCGTAGTTGCCAGACAGTCATTACCGGCAAAAGCCGAGTTTATGACGAAATACTGCAATATCAAACAGAATTCAGCTATTGCATGGCTGGACTTTGAAACGGTCGAAGGGGCAGCAGGCGGCCGATTGACGCTTGATGATTTTCGCGGTTGCTATTGCGTCGCCGGAATTGATCTTTCACGTACTACGGACTTGACAGCCGCTTCACTGATTATCGAAAAGAACGGAACAAATTATGTTTTCACACGTTTCTTTATGCCGGAAGAGCGCTACAAGGTGGCAATCAACGAAGAGGGTGTGCCGTATAACATTTTCAAGGAACAGGGGTTCTTGACAATATCCGGGGAAAATCAAGTGGACTATAAAGACGTATATAACTGGTTCTTGGAACTGGTAAGGGAATATAAAATAAAACCGCTTAAAGTGGGATATGACAGGTATTGCGCGGGATATCTGGTACAAGAAATGAAAGAAGCGGGCTTTCACATGGACGACGTATATCAAGGTACAAATTTGACACCTGTATTACATACGTTCGAAGGAGATCTGAAAGACGGTCTTTACAATATCGGTCAAAACAATTTGTTAAGATCCCATTTGCTGAATGTTGCCGTTGATATCAACATGAACGACAGCAGAATGAAGCCCGTAAAACTGAACAAAAGATCACACATTGACGGCGCGGTTTCGATATTTGACGCGCTGGCCGTAAAGATGAAATATCATAAAGAGATTGGAAGGCAATTGCAAAACAAAGCGGCATAAGCAACGTCCTATTTTCTTGCGTAAAACAGGTCAGAATTGACCGACAATTTTTTCTACAATGAAAATTGAAAGCAGAACGCAAGAAAGGGGGTAAAAGGAAACGGGCATTATTAAAGAGTTTTTCAATTATAGGCGTTATAAATACAGTCCGATCTTTTCCATGCGTGGAGAATATGCAGCAAACGGAAATTTAGACGACAGCGATATTATAGGCGCGATCACGAACTGCATTGCTGTAAACGTAGGAAAATTAACACCGCAGATTATACGGAATGATAAAAATGGTTTACAGATAAAAGACGATTATCTGGCCCGGTTGCTTTCTCTTCGGTGGTCGCCGGAACTGTCAACATATGATGCATTGTACAAAATGGCTGCACAGTTAATAAGGCGGTCGAATGCTTTTGCAATAGTGCTTTACACAGAAGACTTTATGAGAATCAAAAGTATTGTGCCTGTCACTGTAAGGACTTACAGAATATATGAAGACGACAACGGGACAGTTCTTTTCTGGTTCATTTGGGACTACGACGGGAAAGCATACACAATACCGTATCAAAGCGTGATACATATTAAGGCGCGGTTTGATAAAAAAAGGTTTATGGGATCTGCACCAGATCCGCAATTAAAAAACACGCTGGAACTAATCGACACAACCGGAGAAGCGCTTCGAAATATCGTAAAGAATTCAGCAAACCTAAAAGGATATTTGAAGTATAACAACTTCATAGACGAAGAAGAACTGAAACAAAAAGTACGAGATTTTCAAAAAGCATATATGGACGCATCGAACGAAGGAGGACTGGCCGGACTTGATAATTCAACAGAATTTCACGAAATAAGCCAGAAAGCACCAACAATACCCACGTTGCAAATACAATTTTTACGGGAAAATGTATACCGGTATTATAACGTGAACGAAAACATACTGATGTCAAAATTCACGGAAGCAGAATGGAATGCTTTTTATGAAAGCGTTATTGAACCTATCGCGCTTCAACTCTCACTGGAATTTACATTCAAAATACTTACAGAGCGGGAAAGAGGGTTTGGAAACAGAATTGCATTTACAGCAAACCGGCTTCAATATGCGACACTGCAAACCCGCGCTTCCCTCGGATCAATCCTGTACGATCGCGGAATCATCACAATAAACGAATTCCGGGAATTGTTGTATTATGAGCCGATCGAAGACGGAGACGTAAGAATGGTATCGCTGAATTATGTAAAAGCGGACGATCAATCATTATACCAGACGGGGCAGCAGGATAACAAAACGGGATCCGAAGGAAACCCGCAAAATGCGGCCAGAGTGCCACAGAATTACTTTCTGGACAGGGCATACATAGAAACACGAAAGAAAGGGGGTGTTGCATAGTGAGTTTCTTAAAAGGCTATGAGATTAAAAATACTACTGAAACAAGCGCCGATCTGTATTTTTATGGCGATATTGTTTCGGATTGGTGGGGAGCGTGGCAGGATGAAGACCAATACCCGGACGCAATCAAGAATTTCCTTTCTGCACAGGACGGAAAAGATCTGAATGTTTATGTAAATTCTGGTGGGGGATCCGTATTTGCAGGAATCGCAATATACAATATGCTGAAACGGCACGCACAAAAAAACACGGTGAATGTTTACGTTGACGGGCTGGCCGGTTCAATTGCTTCATTACTTCCATTTGCAGGAAGTGAACCGCCGAAAATACCTTCTAATGCCTTCTTTTTCGTCCACAATCCTTCTTGCCCGCTGGACGGTAACGCACAAGCACATAGAAAAATGGCCGATGATTTGGACCAGATCAGAGAAGGAATTATAAACATATACGCTGAACACATGAAGGAAGGCGTAACGATTGAAGAAATAAAAGCGTTGATGGACAATGAAACGTGGTTGAACGGGCAGCAGGCAGCAGAATATTTCAATATCCGTACAACAGAAGCAAAAGAATACGCCGCTTCTCTCGGCGATTATTTGAAAGCAAACTGTAAGGAAGTACCAGAAGAATTCAAAGCAAAGCGAACCGAATCTGACAAGATACTGATTGACAAAAGAAAAGAAAAACTAAACAAAGTTAAAGCCCTTGTATTACAGGGAATCACGAAAGGAGAATAACATACATGAAACATGAAGAATTGGTAAACATGACACCGAAGGATTTAAGAGCAAGATTAAAAGAAATCAATCAGCAGGCCACAGACGCGGCGGGAGAAGCGTTGGACACGTTGATTACAGAAGCGGAAGATATAAACGGGATTTTGCAGGATGTACAAAACCGGCAGAAATTGGCGGGATTTGCCGCGGCAGCAGGCACAGAAGAACCAAAGGACGACGGAGAAGGCGACGAAGTGAAGGACAAAGCAAGAGAGAACAGAGGAAAAGAACTGAAAGCAGGATCAACAGTAAAATTCAATGCTAAAAATCACTTTCGGTCTGTGAAAAATACGCTTTCGGTAACACAGACGGTAACACCACAGCATACGGCCACGGATGTAAAAGAAACATTTAACGACGTTTCTTCTCTGGTAGACCGCGTGAAAGTTGTTCCGTTAAATGGCGGCGAAACATATCAGAGGGGATATGTAAAATCCTATGGCGACGGTGCAGGACCGACAGCGGAAGGGGCGGACTACAACCCGACCGAACCAGTATTCGGTTATGTAACAGTCGAAAAAGAAAAGATTACTGCATACACCGAGGAACCGGAAGAAATGATAAAACTTCCAAATGCTGATTATGACGGGATTGTGGAAGGATCCGTTTCTAAAGCAATCAGACGATACATGAGCCGCCAAATTCTGATTGGTGACGGAACAACCGGAAAGTTTAAAGGGATTTTCTTCAATCCGACAAAAAAAGAAGAACAGGTAATTGATCCGGCTACAGATATAGAGTTGACAGCGATCGACGACGGAACACTGGACGAAATTATATATTCTTACGGCGGAGAAGAGGAAGTGGAAGATATTGCTGTACTGATTCTCAACAAAAAAGATCTGAAAGCATTTGCGAAGTTGCGTGATAAGCAGGGGAGAAAGGTTTACACAATTGTAAATCGGGGAAATACCGGAACGATCGACGGCGTACCGTATATCATCAATACGGCATGTAAAGCGGTAACGGACGCAACGTCAAAGGGCGGGGACTATGTAATGGCATACGGACCACTTGAAAATTACGAAATGCCAATCTTTTCAGATATTGACGCCAGAAAATCGACAGAATACAAGTTCAAACAGGGACAGATTGCTTACAGGGCTGATATTTTCGCGGGAGGAGCGGTGGCAGCTTACAACGGATTTATCAGAGCGAAGAAAAAAGCAACCTCATAAAAAAGTAAGAGAAGGCGGTAGCGCATGACGTATGAGGAATTAGTAAATGCGGCAAAACTACGGGCACGAAAAGTATCGAATGATGTATTAGACGAAGATGTTAAAACGCACGTAGATTTTGCACTTGCTGATTTAAAAAGAATCGGTGTGAATGAAGAAAAATTTTTGAAGGTTCCTTCCGATCCGTTAATTGTGGGGGCGGTGCTGGCATACGTGAAAGCGTATTACTGCATGGACGCATATCACGAAAAATGGTTGGAATGCTACAATACAACGCTGACAAAGATTAAAGGAGGGAGATATAAATAGACGCATTCATTACGTTAGTGGATCCGGGCGAAACAAAAGAAGAGGATATAAAAAACAATGTGATTGCTAAAGTTGAACCGATCGGAAGAGATGAATTTGTGGCAGCAGGCACAAAGGGCATGAAGGCCAGACACAAATTCACAGTATGGGAAAACGAATACAAGGAAGAATCAGAAGTTCTTTTTAACGGTAAAAGACTTTCGATTTATAGAATTTTCGGACCAAAGGACGACGGAAAAGTGGAACTTTACGCCGGGGAAAGAGTTGGAAACACATGATCGTAAAAGCAAACACAGGTGACTTGTCAGAAGAAATATCAAAACTTCTTGAAGAAGGCGGGAAGGAAATCAAAGAAGCTGTAAACGAAGCAATCGGAGAAACCGCAAGTGAAGGGGCGGAAGGGTTGCGGCGCGGTGGACCGTATGCGGAGCGTACCGGGAAATATACCAAAGATTGGAATTCAAAGAAGCAGGAAAGCACGATCACAGCGGCTACGGGAACGGATGAATATACCGTGTACAATAAAAAGCATTATCAACTTACGCACCTTTTAGAAAAAGGACACCAAAGCAGAAACGGCGGTCGTGTACAGCCATTCGAACATATCGAACCGGAAGAAAAAAATATGGAAATATCCGTGATAGAAAAAATAACACAAAAGTTAGGGGGATAATATGCTGACGTTTGAAGAGGTATTGGAGAGAGCAAAGGCCTTAAAACTTCCTATTGCCGAATATGAATTCAAAAAGACAAACAAAACGTCTGTGCCGGATCCACCCTATATTATATATATGCTGGAAGAAGGACAGCACGGAGACGATCAGAAAAACAGGATCCGGGAAATAAATGCTTCACTGGAATTGTACACAGACAGAAACCCAGACAAAGCATTGGAAGAGAAAATGGAAAACAAAGTCTTACATGACGTTGCGTTCCGTAAATATCAAGTGAAAATCAATAGTGAAAACATGGTGCAAACTGCCTATGAATTTACTATTGTTCAGAAGAAAGGGAAGAAACATGGATAATGAAAGAATCATTCTTGGAAGCGGTTATTTGCATTTGAAGTTGTTTGACGGAAAATTGCCAACCGTAGATGAAATTTGCACAGAAGAAACATTGTTTTCGTACATATCAGGTGGAGCAACATTGGAATACAAACCGGAATCTTACGAAGCAAAAGACGATATGGGAAAAGTAAGCAAAACAATCCTTGTATCAGAAGAAGTAATGCTGAAAAGCGGCTTAATGACATTTTGCGGAAATACACTTGAAAAATTATGCGATACCGCCCGCGTATCATATACGGAAAAGACGGGAGATAAAAAAAGGCGAAGAGTTGTAAAAGTCGGTGGTGTATCAAACCAAAAGGGCGCGAAGTATGCAATATGCTTCCACCACGAAGATCCGGTTGACGGTGATATTTGGGTGATGATCGTCGGGAACAATCAGGCTGGATTTTCACTGGCATTTGCAAAGGATAAAGAAACAGTGGTTGACGCAGAATTCAAAGCGCATCCAATGGACAAGGAAGGAACGCTGATTCACTACGAAGAAGATGTTCTGGAAGCTGACACAGCAGCAATAGCAGAAGAAAAATAAAACCAATCAATAGCGGCGCGGAAGATCCGCGGCGCTATTTTCGAAAGGAGAACAAAACATGGCAAGTATGAGTTTTGACTTTAACAAAATACCGCGTTCTTTTTTTACTGTAACGCTGAAAGATGATAGAAAGCTGGTTGTAAAAATGCCGATGAAGAAAACATTCGAAAGAATAACGGCGGTACAGCAGATGGATGTTGACAACATGACGGCAGACGACGCAATGGACACGCTGGCCGCAATTTGCGCGGAAGCATTATCAAATAATATGAACAAAGAAAAAGTAACAATGGGATTTATGGCTGATAACTACGATATCGAAGAAATGACATTGTTTATAGATGATTTTATGAACTTTGTAAACGGGGTAAAGAACAACCCAAACTAGAAATTCCGTACTATGAAGATACGAATAGCGAAACCGTTCATTTTCATACAAAAACCAAAGGTGAAAAATTGGTGATTGATTATACAGGATTAAATATGTGGGAAGTACAGGAAATGGATTTGGACGTATATTTGTTCATGGTGCGGGAAGCATTTATTCATTACAACACACAAACAAAAGAAGGTCGCGAATATTTGGAAAACTGCTGGCGCATGAAGCAGACAAAACCGGATCGAAAAGCGTTACGGGAAAAAGTGGGAAAGGGGGCGGCGAAGTATGGCGGGTAAAAGCATTAAAGGAATCACTATTGAGATCGGCGGAGAAACTACGAAACTTGACAAGGCGTTGAAAGACACACAGTCAAAATCAAAGTCCCTTGCTACAGAATTACGACAAGTTGAAAAATTACTGAAATTTGATCCAAAAAATACGGAACTGCTGGCACAAAAGCAAAAATTATTAAAGGAATCAATCAGCCAGACTAAAGAAAAACTGGATATTCTGAAAGAATCAGAAGCACAGGTTCAAAAGCAATTCGAACGCGGCGAAGTATCGGAAGAACAGTACCGGGCATTGCAGCGGGAAATTGCTTCTACAGAAAGTTATTTAAAGAATTTAGAATCACAGGCAAAAGAAAGCAATGATACGCTGGAAAAAGTAGGAGAAGCAGCAGGAAAGATCGGGGAAAAGTCAGAAGCACTGGGAAAGAAACTTCTTCCGGTAACTGCCGGTGTGGCAGCAGTCGGAGCCGGAGCTATGAAATCATTCAATGAACTTGATAGTGGATACGACACGATTATTACAAAGACTGGTGCAACGGGTGACGCGCTGGACGGTTTACAAAGTTCTATGGACACGGTTTTTTCTGAATTGCCAATCGAAGCAGAAACGGCCGGAATTGCTATTGGAGAGGTAAACACACGTTTCGGATCAACCGGAGAAACGCTGGAAGATCTTTCAAAAAAGTTTATAGAATTTGCTGAAATTAATGGAACGGATCTGAATAATTCAATAGATAGTGTTGACGCAATTATGACAAAGTTTAATGTTGATTCCAGCCAGACCGGAAGCGTGCTTGGACTTTTGACAAAAGCCGGGCAAGATACAGGGATCTCAATGGACACCTTGCAGAATTCCCTTTCTACAAACGGGGCAACATTAAAAGAAATGGGGTTAGATCTCACTTCTTCCGTGAACCTTTTAGCACAATTTGAAGCGAACGGAGTTGACGCGACGACAGCCCTTGCAGGATTGAAAAAAGCACAGCAGAACGCCACGGCAGAAGGGAAAACACTTGAACAGGCTTTAGGCGAAACAATAGAGGGAATCAAGAACGCTGGAAGTGAGACAGAAGCGCTTCAAATTGCAACGGAACTTTTTGGAAAAAAAGGTGCGGCAGAAATGACGCAGGCAATCCGGGAAGGGCGTTTAAGTGTGGACGATTTAAGTGGATCACTTGACGACTACGCGACAACCGTTGAAGACACATTTAATGCAACATTGGATCCGCCAGACAAAGCAAAAGTCGCACTTAATAATTTGAAACTGGCAGGATCGGATCTTGCAAGTACCGGAATGGAAATGCTTTCACCTATGCTGGAAAAGGTGACAGAAAAAGTAAAGACTTTTACGGAATGGTTTCGAAACCTGTCAGATGGACAGAAAGAGACGATTGTCAAAATTGCCCTTTTAGTGGCAGCAATAGGCCCAGCGCTGATTGTGTTCGGGAAAATGGCACAAGGCGTAAGCGGAATATGTAGCGGGGTAACAAAATTAAAAGGATTGCTGGGAGCGGGAGGTGGTCTTTCGGGTGCATTAACAGCATTAACCGGACCGGTTGGAATTGTAATCGGTATTATTGCGGCGCTGGCAGCAGGCTTTGTTTACCTGTACAACACAAACGAAGAGTTCCGAACGAAGGTTCAAGAACTTGTATCGACAGTTCAAGAAAAATTTGCAGCACTACAGGAAGCACTTCAACCAGCACTGGAACTTCTAAAGCAGGCGTTCAATGATTTAATGACAGCGTTACAGCCGATATTTGAATTCATTTTGAATTTTATTATGGCAATTGTAAACGGCGTTATGGCAGCGGCGGAACCGATCATAGCCGCGATTACAAATATAGTTGAGTTTATAACAAATATCGTTAATGCGTTTGTAGCATTACTTTCCGGGGACTTTGATGGTTTTTTTCAGTATTTAAGTGCTGCATTACAGAATGCTATCGACTTTGTGACGAATATCATAACAGCTATCGTGAATTTTATTGTTGGATTTTTCCAGCAGTTCGGAATCAATGTAAAGCAGATTTTTTCGGATATATGGAACGGTATTTGTGCCATTTTTCAAGGCGTAGGCCAGTGGTTCGCGGACCGCTTTACAGAAGCATATAACTTCATTACTTCGATTTTTTCGGGCATCGGGGGATGGTTTTCTGATCGTTGGAACGATATTACAAATGTTTTTTCGGTTGTGGGAAATTGGTTTTCTGATATTTTTTCAAACGCATGGCAGGCGGTCAAAAATGTATTTTCCGGTTGGGGATCCTTCTTTTCTGGATTGTGGGATCAGATCTGCAATACATTTTCGAATTTGGGAACGAATATTGCAAACGCCATTTCCGGAGCGGTGCGGTCTGGAATTAACGGCGTCATAAGCATAATCGAAAACACGATCAACGGGGCGATCGGACTTATTAACGGGGCGATTAACCTTATAAATAAAATACCGGGCGTTTCCGTGGGATCCTTGGGGTATGTTGGTCTTCCGCGTTTGGCGAAAGGTGGAATTTTAACAAATGGCCGGGCAATTGTCGCGGAAGCAGGACCGGAGATCATAGAGATGGTAAACGGAAAAACAATTGTTACGCCGCTTAGTGGGACAGCGAAAAACACTTCACTTGAAAGGAATTTAGGCAGCGGACAGCAGGGGAATTCAGAAATCACATTGAAAATTGAAAACTTTTACAATAACCGGCAGCAGGATATACGAGAATTGACCGAAGAAATATTGGAAATTGCAGAAGAAATAAAAGGAAGGGACGAAAAAGTATATGCTTAATGAATTTTATGACGATATCAATAGTTTTACATACGACGGTAAAAATTCGCTGGATATGGGGATTGTTATCGAAAAAAAAGAAAACATATACGGAAGCCCTGCACCTAAAATTGAAACGGTAACAATACCGGGACGCGGAACAATGATTCTAAACAGCAAAACGGATCCGCTCGACAATGAAGATTTTGAGGACTTCGGGGTAAAGTACACCTGTTTTTTAATGCCGGAAGAATATCAAAACGTCGAAATAATCGCCCGGAATATATACGCATGGTTATTTTATGACGTAGCGTACAAGCGGTTAGAAGATTCTTACGAACGCGGTTATTACAGGCTGGCATATTGCGGCCAGTCTGTAAGCGTTGAAGAGATCACCCGCGGACTTCTTGGAAAATTGGAAATTGAACTGACTTGCAAGCCGTATAAGTTTGCATATAACGGCGAACGAACAATCACATTAACAAAAGCGGGTACTTTGTACAATACGGAGGGATTTACCGCAAAGCCATATATGAAAATATACGGATCCGGTAACGTAACTATATACATAAATGCAAGGGCGCATTCTTTCGCAGGCATTCAGTCGTATATTGAGGTTGACAGCGAATTAATGAACGCATACAAGGGTGATGAACTGCAAAATAACAAAATGACTTCAACACTTTTTCCGAAACTGGCAGCAGGACAAAATAACATATCGTGGTCGGGAAACGTAACGAAAATAGAAATTATTCCGAGGTGGTGTTGCTTATGATACCGGTTTTATATGAACCGAACGAAACAAACTTTAATACAAACGGTGTCGGTCTTTTGACGGATGCCATTTCGTGCGAAGTGGAAGAAGAAAGGAACGGAGTGTTCGAACTGGTATTAAAGTACCCGCAGGAAGGAAATATTTCAGAATACATAAAAGAAGATTGCATAATCAAAGCAAAACCGAACGACGTTGACGAAGATCAGTTATTCCGTATATACAAAAGTGGAAAACCGATTGCAGGGAATAATACTTGGTACGCTGAACACATTAGTTATTCTCTCAATACAAACCCGGTAAGTAGACCTAAAATAACTGGAAAGAACGCACAAGAAGCAATTACACAACTACTTGAAGATGCAGTAATAGAAAATAACTTTACGGCGTGGTCGGATATTACCACAAGAAACAGCACGGAGATAGATGGCGTTATAAGTGTAAGAAAAGCCCTTGGAGGGGTAGAGGGATCCATACTTGACACATGGGGCGGAGAATACAGATTCAATAATTTTTGCATTGAACTTCACAAGTCCCGCGGATCTGATAAGGGAATAGAAATCAGATACGGAAAAAATATGCTAGACGCAAATCAAGAAAAAAACATTGCGGATGTGGTAACGGCAATATTTCCGTATGCGTACTATAAGCCGGACAGGGAAGAGGGGCAAGAAGATGATCCAGAAGAAATATTCGTATCACTTCCAGAGAAAACCATATCAACACCGAATGCACAAAAATATGCAACAGTCCGTTGTGCACCGGTCGACTTTTCGGATCAGTTTGAAGATGGAGTGATAACGGAAACCATGCTTCGGAAAGTGGCCGCAGAATATGCACAAAGCGGAATTGACGAACCAAAGGTAAGTATCAAGACTTCATTCGTGAATTTGTGGCAGACAAAGGAATATGCCAACATTAAGGCACTGGAAGCAGTAGGACTTTGTGACACAGTAACGGTTATCATAGAACGGCTGGGAATATCAGTAAAAGCAAAGATTACAAGTTATAAATATAATGTGCTAAAAGAACGGTTCGAAAGCGTAGAGATTGGAGAAGCAAAAACCAATCTCACAAAAGAAATAACAAAGAATCAGCAGGAATCACAGCAGCAGATCATAAAAACAGCCACAAGATCAGAGATACTAAAAAAGCAGATTGAAAAGACAATTATTGATGTAACGGCAGCAATTACGGGAAACAGTGGCGGTCATGTAGTCTTACATCCGGAAGAAAACCCACAAGAGATCTTTGTCATGGACACCGACGATACAGCAACGGCGAAAAACGTTTGGCGCTGGAATCTTGCAGGATTGGGGCATTCATCAAGTGGGATCGGGGGACTGTTCACAACGGCCATTACAGCAGACGGGCAGATCGTAGCCGATTTCATAACGGCCGGTAAGTTATCGGGGTTGTTATTGGAAGCAGGGACGGTAAAAGCGGAGTCGATAGACGCTGAATATAAGCAATCAGTATTAAAGTATGCAGACGACGGGAAAAAAGCAGTATTAAAAGAAATGGAATCCCGTTTTCGAACTACAGCCGAGAGCATAGAAGCAGAAGTAAAAAGAGCGATCGGGGCAGAAAAAACGATCAGTGATGATATTGCAGCAGCAGAAAAAACGATCAGTGATTTTGAAAAAGAAGTAACCGGGGCTTTTAGAGATGGAGTTATCACCGAAGCGGAGTGTTATGCAATTGAAAAATATCTCAATGAGATAAAAAAAGATAATGAAACAATTGAAAAGCAATACGCCGCAGTATTAAATTCACTTCGAACGGATAGCAGCAGCGGAAGTAATCTTTCGATAAAATTTAATGCCGCTTGTGCTACAGAAATAAGCAGCGCCGGGACGAAATACGACTATTTACAATTATATTATGTAAAAAATGGAACTGTATATAGAGCATTAGAAAAGGCGAGTGGCGCGGATATAGCAGGACAGACCTATATTGTACCAGCAACGGAAATATATGTATATTGGTACAGTGACGGATCTGGACACAATTTTTATGGATTTTCAATTGATGAATTAAAAAGGACTACAGCAGCCGCAACGCTGACAAGTGAAACGGTCGGAACAATACCGACAGCCGTAATGGTTGACGCAGCAACAAAAGATATTATATGTACTTCACATCCATACGGAGACGGCGAACGGAAATTATGGCACTTCAAAGCAGACAACACCACAAAAGCCGTTCTTACGACTAAAAAGAATCAATATACGACTGCATATAACGCATTGGTTACAGCTATTCAAAACGCAATAGCAGACAAGGAAGCGACAGAGACAGAAAAAAACAATGTAAATACAAAATTTACAGCTTATAACACGGCACTTGCAGCATTCAAGGAAGCCATTCAATCATCCGGGGCAGATATAGCAGCAAGAGCGGCAGCGGGAGCGGTTGAATATGCGGCGGCAAACTTCAAAGTGACAGCGGATCAGATTACAGCAGAAGTAACCAGAGCGACAAAGGCAGAAGAAACGCTACAGGCTTCTGTAAAAGTAAATGCAGACGCTATTAAATTGAAGGTAAGTTCCGGTGACGTAACAAGTCTGATCGAACAGAAGGCCGATTCAATCAGACTGAAAGCGAATAAAATCGCGTGGTCGTCCACCTACTCTTCCATGACTTCAAGTGGAACATTGACTTGCCAGAATGCCAATATTAACGGAACTTTAAAAAGCGTGAATGGAAATAACATTGTTGAAATGAGAAGCGGGCGCTTTCGGATCACGTACAACGGTCAAGAAATAGGAATGATTGGCGGAAATGGTTTTGCAGGATATTCAGACAAAGAAGGGTTAAATTTCGATTTGGAATATACCGGCGACTATATGACGTGGGCTGCACAACCGTCTTCCGGTTCGAATTATGATGTGAAATGGACTTATGCACGAAGCAGTTTTGGAAATTTGACAGGCGGAAAATTGAATGCCGGATGTGATATTGATATGCACAATTGGACATTACGCAATGTGTACTTTGAAGGAGGTGGAATTGATGGGACAATGAATTTTGTACAAATAAAAAGCATGGCAAGCGACGGAACAGTAAATACATGGACAAATGGTTGCAAAATGCAATTTAAAAACGGGATATTAATATCTGGCACTTGGAATTAAGAAGGGGGAGGGACTGTCTTGGAAGAAACAGAAATTATAGAAGAGGTATTGGAAGAAGAAAAAGAACATGTGCTGCACGAAGGACCACAAACGAAAAAGCTGGCAGAGAAAATCGAAGAAGTGCAACAGGCAGAAAAATCAGAAACACAAAAAGCGCTTGAAATTATGCTGGGAGTTGATTCGGAACCGGTGCTATTGACCGTTAGCGAGGAAGAAAACAGCAATTCACCATTGCTCACAAAAGCAAGAGAATTTCGGGAATTATTTGAACAACTGGAAGTGCAGAAAGGAATATAGATCATGACAGATTTTACGCAATTACCATTTAATATAAAGGTGGAAAAGGCACGAAATGAAATGCGATATGCTGTAAATAGCATATGCACAAAATACGATCTTCCGGGAAGCGTGATAGATCTGGTCGTTGAAAGCGTACTGGCAGAAGAGAACCAGCAACGAATTTCATTGATTTGTGAACAAATTACGTCTATTGAAGAAGAGCAGGGGGAGAAAAACACAGAACAGAAGGAGGAATAAAACATGGCAGATATAACAATCTCACAAGAAATCACGGTGGAACTTGATGGAAACAGCCCATTTGAATATATCGTTGTGAAGGAGGGAGACAAAGGAAGCCGCATACTTGCAATAAACCTTTTGCAGAATAAACAGCCCTACACGATACCGACTGGATGTATTGCCCGTATAAAATATTTTAAACCGGACGGAAATCCGGTATTAAATGACTGTACAATTATCGGAAATAAAATTCTAATGACCTACACAGAACAAATGCTGGCGGCAGCAGGCACGGCAAAAGGAGAAATTGTTTTAATAAAGCAGAATCAAGAATTAAAAAGTGCAACATTCTATACAAAGATTGTTTCACAAGTATATAAAACGGAAGGGCTTGTAAGCGATAAGGAATTTCTTTCTTTTTCTGAAACGCTGGTCGAAATGAATCAAGCAGCAGACGCGGCGGCGGAAAATGCCAATATAGCAGAAACGGCAGCAGGAAACGCCAATACTAAAGCGAGTGCAGCCAACACAGCGGCCAGTTCAGCGAACAGCGCCGCCACAAAAGCCAATAACGCGGCTACAGCAGCCAATAACGCAGCTACGGCAGCAAATAACGCGGCTGCAAGTGTAAATGAAGCAAAGAACGCAGCAACGACGGCAGCAGGCACAGCCAATTCAGCAGCCAGTAATGCAAATGCAAAAGCGACAGCAGCAGACACGGCAGCAAAAAAAGCAACGGAAGCAGCAAATAACGCAGAGCAGCAGGCAGAAGCAGCAGCACAGGCCGCCGGAGAAGTAGCAGCAGCGGAAATACAGAAAGTAACGCAGGCAGCAACGACCGCAACACAAAGCGCGAATACGGCAGCAGGGAAAGCCAATACAGCAGCAACCGCAGCGCAGGCAGCGGCGGACGCGTGCGAAGGAATCGCGGCAGGGATCAACACGATACCGGATCTGAAAACTGGTTATATATACTCTATC